AAAGCAATCACCCGCCAGAACCTGCTGGCGGTCAGCACAGACCCGAAAATATTAGCAGGCTTAATGGAGCCAGACTTTAATCATCCATTCTATTGGAGCCACCAGTTCGTAAGCGAAGCAAAGGAGTTATGGAGCAATGTCTAACGTATGGAACACACTGAGTGCTATTGACTGTTCAAAGCACGTTGAGAAGAAAAACGGTTTCACTTACCTGTCGAGGGCGTGGGCTTGGAGCATTCTAAAGCAGCATTCCCCGACAGCTAAGTACAGCAAGCACCTGTTTCTAGTAAACGGCAATCAGTTGCCGTATATGCTTGATGCAGAGGGCAATGCCTATGTGACCGTTACCGTCAAGATTATGCCGGAGAACAATCCTGACAGCATCACGGCTCTTGAATCAGCTACAGAGATTATGCCTGTGCTGAACCACGCAAACCGGCCTATCAAGAACCCTAACAGCTTTGAGGTGAACGCTTCACTGCAACGCTGTATGGTAAAGGCAATCGCGGCTCTTGGCCTTGGTTGCTACATCTACGCTGGTGAAGATATGCCGATGGAATCCCCAACGGCTATGGTCGAGTCTCCGAACATCAAGTCAGACCTACCAGCACCAAAGAAGATTGCGTCACCTCTCACTGTAGAGCAGGAGATTGCATTGGCTCCCGATAAAGAATCACTCATAAAACTGTACCGCCGCTTGGGGGCTGCTGCGGGGCAGTACAATAGTGCGTTTACGAAACGTAAGAAGGAGTTAGCAGCTAATGGCTGATTACGACAACAATATGCGGAGTGTCCTGTTTCACAACGACAAGGGTGACAACCCAAAGCGTCCAGATATGACAGGCAGCCTAGAGATTGACGGCACAAAATATCGTGTGTCGGCTTGGAGCAAAACTAGCCAGAAGGGCAACGACTTCCTGTCCTTTGTGGTTGAAGAGGATGACGGCAGCCGGAAGGCAGCACCAGTATCTAACGGTGCAAGCAGTCAGATGGATGACGCTATTCCGTTTTAGCGTCTAACCCAGATAGGCTGGCGGTTTCTGCCAATTTCGTCAGCCTATCATTTCAAGAGGGAAATATGTGGACAAGGAAAAAACCCAAGAAGGCTGTTACCTCGCGTATGAGTTCGTGCAGTTTGTGCGGCAAGGCTTTCGACTGGATGACCACACCAGCCCTAGTTAATGGAGCGAAAAAGGAGTTTTGTGGATATGAATGTTTTAAGAAAAATATTGAGAACGCTGTTCGGCACGACTACGGAGCCGACTTCGACAGTCTCTGACATTGACCGTATTCTGAAGGCAACGACAGAGGTTACAGGCGTTACCCTAATACAGATGCAATCCAAACGCAGAGTGAAAGAGTACACACACGCTCGTCATATCGCTATGTATCTAGCTTGCGAGATGACTAATATGTCTATGCCGCAGATAGGCAGGAAGATGAACCGTGACCATACTACGGTCTACTATGCCCTTGAGAAGATATCTAATCGCGGCAGAGGTGCTACCAAGCTGAACAAAGACCTCGCCAAGATTAAGCAGCTTGCCGCTTGATGAAGGACAAACCAATCACGATAGCAGTCTACCCCGATGGACTGCTTATCACTATTGGTGGTACAAGTTATCACAAGCCGATGAGCCATAAGCAGAAACTGTCTATGGCAAAGGAGATTATTAGTCGAGTTGTGAGTGATGCGGGGGATGAATGTCTAGGACTAGACACGTTGCAGTCAGGACTATCGGACACACAGTTGCAGGTCAAATCGGGGAACACATAGCGGCAGCAGCCATTCTACAGCAAGGATGGGGCGTTGCTATGGCGACACAGGACTCAGTTGACCTCGTGGCCTGGAATAAGGAAACAGGTCAGCGGCTTCTCATACAGGTTAAATCTGCACAGCTAAGTCGCGGAGATACAAACAGATTAGAGTTCCAGCTAGGTCTCGGCAAAAATAAACGCTTACCAATACGCTATGATTTTGACATAATAGCCCTTGTCTCGTCAGAGCAACGAGCAGTGTACTTTATGCCTGTCACTGCCATCAGACAGAAAAAAATAAACAAGCAGCCCTCGTTCTTCGAGAACTCAGAGCTTGAGGCTGACTCTTGGCTAAAATCAGTAGAGGATTTACGATATGACATTACCTAACAGACGGCCTTGCGTAACAACAGACATCGGTGCTGGACTAGCAGTAACAGTTAGCTTTCACCCGCATACAGGCGAGGCTGTTGAGGTATTTATGACAGGCCGTGGTAAGGCCAGCGATAACACTCTGACAGAGGCTTTGTATCAGCTTGGCGTTACAGCTTCTAAGCTGATGCAGGGGGAATATGAGGAACGGGATGAAGTTAGACAGACTGCGTGACGAGCTAGTCGCTGATGAGGGTTGCAAGTTCGAGATATATCTCGACCATTTAGCCCTCAAAACTTTCGGAATCGGTCACTTGGTGACTGAGGATGACCCAGAGCATAAACTCGCTGTTGGCACACCTGTCAGCCGCGACCGTGTGCATCAGGCGTTTAATCTGGACATTCTGGTGACGCTGGAAGACTGCCGCCGGTTATATGATGACTTTGATGACCTGCCGGAAGAGTGCCAGTACATCATTGCGAATATGATGTTCAACCTTGGCTATCCTCGCCTGTCCCGCTTTGTCGGTATGAAGGCTGGTGTCGATGCTCGTAACTGGCATAAGGCAGCAGATGAAATGGTTGACAGCAAATGGTATACTCAGGTTCCGAATCGCGCCAAGCGATTAGTAGAACGTATGAGAGACCTAGCCAATGAGCAAGACGCTACTTGAGTATAAGATAATCCCACGCGGTATGATGCTTGCATTTACCGTAATGGCTTGGAACGTATGCGATTGGTTTATGGGTTTAGGCACATCTGCCACCACACAACAGACAGCATTTGTAAGCACCATAGTCGGCGCGGCTACTGGTGCTTTTGCCGTCTGGATGTCACACGAGGGTAAGTAAATGTTACAAGCACTAATTGGCCCAGCCACCGAAATCATCGGCAAGTTTGTCGAGGATAAAGACCAGAAGAACAAGCTGGCTCACGAAATAGCTACAATGGCTGAACGCCACGCTCAGGAGCTTGCCAAAGGGCAGCTAGAGATAAATAAGGCTGAGGCATCACACCGCAGCATATTTGTGGCAGGCTGGCGGCCTTTCGTGGGCTGGACGTGCGGAGTGGCATTGGCCTGGCATTTTGTCCTGGCACCGTTCATCATCTTCGGCAGTGCCTATGCCGGTGTACCGCTTCCAGAGCTACCACAGTTCGATATGAGCAGCTTGTTGACCGTGCTGATGGGTATGCTGGGTCTGGGCGGTCTCAGGAGCTTCGAGAAGGTCAAAGGGCTTACCAAGTAATGCAAGACCACCAGAACGAGCGCAGCCACTGCCCACGCTGCGGTAACAGGCTTAGAATGGTATATGTCCACGGACACACGCAATGCTTTGAGTGTGACCAAGTGATAGACGATTGCTGTCAGGGAGAGATGTGTGATGCAGACGAAATCACGCAGACAAAAACGTAAGCCAAGAAACAGACCAGAAGACAGCGGCGATAATTACTCCGCATACAGCAAGGCGTTCTGGACACCGCAAAAGTTCGGTGCCGCATCTGAGGTGCGGTCTATCAGCGTGGAAGATTACCTCAAAGAAAAACCCCAGAGGCAAGGGAAAAACCTCTGGGGTGGAGTTAGGGAGGAAACCAAGAGCTAGGATTGCGAGTAGCTCTCTTCTCTCCTTTCTACAAAACTTAGTGCCGCACCGCAAGTATTAAAGAACGACACCTGTATTAATTTTGCCCCCTCGAACACCTTGACGATGTAATCATTCTCTGATGGGCGATGCTCAATCTCGTGCTTATACTTAGGTAGCCACATATCTAGTCTCCTATCTGTTTACTCCTAACCAGATTAAGCCTAGTAAAATTGCCGATGTTGTCAAGCCTAATGCGCCTATGAGGATGAACTCCAGTATCTGCTGTCGCATTTCCTGCTGCTTGTAAATGGCTTCTTGGCGTTCCTTGCGGATACGGCCTTCTAGCTGTATCAGGTCAGCCCACGCTTGCGGCCCATAGCTCATATTAAGGAATTGCTTTAGCTCTGCACGTTGCGCTTCTAGCTTTTTCTTAGCAGCGTAAACTTGCAACGCTTCCTGCTGGATGCTGTCGAAGCCTTTGAGCTTTTGGAATACGGAAGGGTTCTTGACGCGCTTCTCGGCCTGGTCAACGTCAGATGCCATCTTCATCCAGCGCGATACGTCACCGATGCAGGACTCTAGGTCTCGCCCGGCAGCTATCATCTGCTTTATGCCGTTAAACGCCGCTGTAGCCCCGCTGACGGCTGCTGTGATGGTAATAGGGTCCATAGCCTACCTCGGCACGGGTTTGCAGATAGCGACCAT